GGACCATATGGATGTATTTCTGACTGCACTACAATTAAGTCTAACTGTTCTATCCACTCAAGCATTCTTTGTTTATGATTCTTTTTCATATACAGTAATTATCTGTTTTTGAATGGTTCAGTAATTTCGTTAAATGTTTTGTTGCTTAAATCTATTTGTAGTGCTGGCCTTCTAGGAAAAAACTTTTTTCTTTCTAGTATTTTTATTTTTTTGGATTTTGTAATAAAAAATGTATTTTGATAATATGTAATAATTTTACCATTTAGTTCTATGTCATTTCCAGCATCTCTGTCAGAACGTTCTCTAAAAAACCAAAGACAAATTACTTCTTTATCTAAATTTAAGTCTCGTATGTCTTGTAAAAACTCGTATCCTACCTTATATTTGGCATTAAATTCTTGCCAAACTTGGTGAGAAAGGTTGTTTTGATTTTCATATAAACTATCATATTCTTGTATATTAACAAGTCCTTGAGCTCGTATGTATTCAACAGGTTCTTTATGATAATTAGGTTTTCTTAATTTTTTCCAGTTCATTAAGCACTGAATAGATTAATTACTTCTTTTTTCCACACATCAGCATATTCACAGTCTCTATAACCATCAAACCATGGACCACCTTGTGTGTAATGTAATATTTTAGGTGTGCCGTCTTGTGGTTCTTGATACCAACCTACTAGCCAATTGTAGACGTGTGGTAATGAACCAATATCAGAATCTTCTAGCCAACTAAATCTGTGTAGGAATTTTGGACTTTCGGTGTTTAATAATTCGGGTGTTAATATTTTGTTTTTAGGATGTCCACAGTTCCATAGTACCATACTTGACCAATTTTTTCTTGGATATACAGTTTGTACTTGTCCATCCATTTTTCTACTTTCTTTAGGTTTGTAATCGTGTTGTACACAAACTACTGCTTTTGACTCGTCGCAGTATTGTTCTAGTTCATAACTTGGAATACGCCAAACAAAGTCGCAATCACAAAACACTGCCCACCCTTTGTAATCATTTAGGAATGGAACAAAAAATCTTGAAAAAGTAAATTCTGTTGATGCTAGTCTATCTTTTTCTCTAGTGTATATGCCTTCTTGTCGCATATCGTTTTGTTTTAATGGAATAACTTCTGCATCTGGGTCTTTTCGTTTAATTGAATGTTGGCATACTTGATATGCTATGTCTTCTCTTGAATCCCATCCTACGTAGATTTTCATTTTCTTCCTGACAGTAATTTGTGTATGTCTTGCCAATTACTTACTCTGATTATTCCGTCATGATGGAAGTCTTGATTATATGGATGGTCTATTAATATAGGCTTTAAACCGTATTTGAGCCCGGCTACAGCGTTCTTTGGCTTGTCCTCGACCCAATATAGTCCGGTGTTGTGAAACTCCGCTAATGCACTATCTTTGTCAGCACCTGTGCCTAGAATATGGTAATTTGTAAAGACATGTTCGCCAAATAGTTCTCCCATCCTTTTTTTACGTAATTGTTGTGCTGGCATGTCTGATGTCTGCGATGTAATGGGTATGAATGTCCATCCCTCCGCGGCCATAAGTTTTATCCAAGTTTGAGATTCAAGCATAGGTCTTTGTGTGCCCATCCATGCACTCCTATTAAATTCTCTAATCTCTTTACGAATTTCTTTTATAGTTAATCCAAAACGTTCTGCCATCTCGTATGTGTTTTGTTTATCGGGTAATAGTTTGTATGGGTGATACCTAGCACCTCTATCGTCAAACAGTGTCCGTTGTAACATCCACTTTGTGAAATGGTGTTCCCATTCTAAAAGTACGCCGTCTACGTCTGTTAAGATTATTCTATTATTTGATGTCGGCATCTTCCATTCCTGCTACTCTCAATTTAACAATGTTTGTTATTTGCCATTGTTTTTGATCTAAACCTTTGGTGATGCCTAACCATTGATTCCTTATCAATGCAAAGTCATTTATAATTTTATCCATGTCAACGACATCATCTTCGCCGTCCACATACTTCTCTGCATCTCTACTTGATAACGCCCTGTTATAGTTTTCTAGATATTTTCTGAAAGTTTTGGATCTTAATCTTCTTAATTCTATGTTTAGATATTCTAGTATTGCTTCTAGTTGTTGTAGTTGGCTAAATCTTTCTTCTACTATACCAGGCAATGCCGCACTGGCTCTTTCCAAATTACCATGTATCTTACACTGCTTTCTGGCTTCTAGTAATTCCTTATCAAAGTATGCTACACAGTTTGGTATCTTGTCTAGGTTTCTGCTAACTTCGTTGTACCAATTAATCATCGTCGCCGTATCCGTCTGACTCTTCTTCATCTTCGAACACAGTGTTGATGGCTTCTTCTAACTTGGGATCGTATTCGGCTGACGCTTTTATTTCGTCAACTTCAACACCTATGTCTTCTAGACTTTTAATAAAATCTATAGCACAGTCCAGTTTTTGTCTTTCTGGAACATAATGCATAATGGCATTCCACAATCGTTCTATATCTTCGTGTGTGAAATCTATCATTTTATTCTTTTTCTTCTTCTGTTGATTCAGCAGGTGCAACTTCTTCAAAGTTTGCCATTATCATATCTAATTTATCACCTGTCCATTGTTTTCTAAAGTCTATGTGTTCTTTTCCTTGTGGATCAACGTATTTTAATCTATTTCCTGTTTGTACTAGTAAACCTTTTTTCTCAAACAAGTCAACAAGTCCACTATATGGATCCATTCCTGTGTCATATGGAATCTTGACTTGCACACCTTCAAACGGTTTAGCATATCTGGTTTTCATAACTTTACAAGCGGCCCGGATACCTCTTACGTCAGTAACCTTATTGCCTTTTTCATCTTCTTTTAGTTTTAATTTCTTCATTGCAACAACAATACTTGATGCATAGATAAATCCTTGTCCACCTGATATCTTATCATCAGGATCAAACATATCTTGTGATGCGTATGTGTGATTGGTTGCTATAAGTCCTACGTTCCAACTACCAAACATATTAACACAGTTTCTTACAAGTGCCGTTAATGCCTTAGGTTTTCTACCCAAGTCACCTTTCATGTCGCCTGCTTCAAACTGATTAACGTCAGTTGGAGTTAACATCATACCCAAACTGTCTATAACAAATAGCACTTTAGGTGCACCTTCTTTGTTATCTGCGTGTTGGTCTTTGTAACCTTTCATAAACTCTGAAACAGTTTTTGCTACATCGTCGACCATCGACATACTTAATTTTAAAAGTTTGTCTTCTGATGTATCTACCTTTAATGCTTGTAGCCATTGTTCATCTAATGCGTTCTCTGTGTCAATTAGTATAACAAATATACCTTGATCCTGTGCATTCTTAATAATGTTTCCTGATGCTATGTAAGATTTACCTGCCCCTGATTCACCTGCAAGTACTGTTACTTTGCCTAACGGAATTCCTTTGTTAAAGTCACTAGTCATCAAATAATTTAATGCATAGTTTCCTGTTGATATCCAATCTGTTGGATCACTAAATCCTATACCTAGTCCTTGTATAGACTTTGTAATGCTTTTTCTAAATTTTGTTGCGTCAAATACTTTTGTCATAATTTTGTCCTTTGTGTCATCTATTTTAGCATACCTAGGCCCTAACGTCAATATAATTAGGGCCTTGGTAAAATGTCAGATTATTTTGCTTGTCTTGATCTAATCAACTTCAAGATGTCTTCTGCTCTCTTGGCACTGTCACCTGTAGGAGCCGCCGTTGCTGGTGCCGCCGTAGGTTGTGGTGCTGGTGCACTTTCAGTTACAGGTGCCGCTGTTGGAGCCGCTTCTGCCACTGGTTGTACTGGAGCCGATGCTGTTGGTACTGCTACCTGTGGTTTACCTTGGTAAGCCACGCCTGCTGGTCTGAAGTACTGTCCATATTGCTCAAGATCATAAGCCTCACCTTCCACAGATTTGGCAAATAATTCTGCAATTATTTTAACTTCTGCTTCGGTTGGTTCTTTTGGTCTGAAGTCACCTAGGTTGTGTAAACCATGTGTTTCGATTGCGGCTCTCTCTGCCTCGTCTAATGGTCTTTCTCTTCTTGACCATTTACTTGTTGAGTAGTCAGCATAACCGCCTTTAGTTGTTTTAGTTACTCTGAAGTCCACACCTTTCAAGTAATCAGTTGGCATTTCTTCCATCTCTGGATCCATTAATGCTCCTCTGATAATATTGAAAATTTGAGGTCCAATAATAAATCTTCTGATTGGATTCTCAGGTTTTGTGTCCTCTGCTAATGGATTAGTTGTAACAAAACCTTGGAAAATATAACTCTTCTTTTTCCAATATTTTCTGCCCATGTCTTCCATGCTTTTATCTTTGAACCATGGTCTAACTTCTGTTAGTACTGGACAAGTTTTGCCATACATCTCCATGCAAGGTACTTGCACTGTAACTGGTCTAGAATCAGTTTGACCTTTGATACCTGCAAAAGGTAGTTTGATCATGTTTCTTTCAGTCCAGAAAAATGTATTGTTTGTATCCTTATCTGGTAAGAACCTAATGACTGCTTCTGAGCCTTCGTTTATATTCCAGTGTGGATAAATGGCGTTGTCTCCGCCTGTGTTGGAAGTGGAGCGATTCACTTCTTGAGATTTTAACTTCGC